GACGTCGGGCGGGGGCGTGCTCGCCACGGGCATCGGCGGTCCCCTCACCGGGCAGGGCGTGCGCCTGGCGGTGGTGGACGACCCCGTGAAGAACCGCGAGGAGGCCGAGAGCGCGCTCATCCGCCAGCGCACGTGGGATTGGTTCACGTCGACCCTGTGGACGCGCATCGAGCCCGAGGGGTCGTGCATCGTGGTGCACACCCGCTGGCACGAGGACGACCTGATCGGGCGCCTCGCGCGCGGTGACATGGGCGCGGCGGCGCGGTGGGAGGTGGTGAACCTCCCGGCCATTGACGACGCCGGTGCGCCGCTGTGGCCCTCGCGGTGGCCCGTGCCCGAGCTCGCGAAGAAGCGCGCCGCGAACGAGTACGACTGGCACTCCCTGTTCATGGGCGCGCCGCGCGCTCGAGGTGGCGAGGTCTTCCGCGCGCCCGCGCGCTACGCGGCCCCCGACCTGCACGGCGCACGCCTCGTGCTCGCGGTCGACCCCGCGGGCACCGAGGGCACGCGCTCAGATTGGACCGTGGCCGTCGCGCTCGCGGTGCGCGGTGCGGGGCTGTCGCTGCGGGCTGACGTGGTGGACGTGCTGCGCCTGCGTGCGGAGCCCGGCGAGGCCGCGCGGGAGCTCGTCGCGTGGCAGCAGCGGCACGGGATGGCGCCCATGCACATCGAGGCGAGCCGCGACGGCAAGAGCATCGCGAAGGCCCTGCGGGCGATGCAGCCCGGCCTACGCCTGACGGAGTTGGCGCCGCGGGGCGACAAGTTCGTGCGCGCGCAGCCGGTGGCGACGGCGTGGAACGAGGGGCGCGTGCGCGTGCCCGCGAGCAGTCAGGGCGCGCCGTGGCTCGGGCCGTTCCTCGACGTGGTGTGCCGGTTCACGGGCGTGAGCGACCGCCACGACGACGACGTGGACGCGCTGGCCTACGCCTGGACCGCGGGGAGCGGCGCGACACACACCGGCTTCAACCGCTAGCCCATCCCCGGAGCTAACCGCCCGATCCCGCACGGAAACCCGCGCGCGTTTTGACATACTCTGTCACGCCGTGGCACGCTTCACCCGCCGTGTCCTCTTTGACCACCGCGACCGACCTGATCACGCGCCTTCGCGCGCGCCACGAGGGCCACGACGGTCCCCTCGGCGCTGCGCACTGGCGGCTGGTCGACGACGCGATCGAGGGCGCGGGCGGCTTCCTCGCGGGACTGCGCGACCTGCGCGTGTTCGACCACGGCGTGAACGGCACGGTCCCCTCGGGGCGCGTGCGTCAGGTGCGCGACGGCGAGACGTACCTCGTGCAGTTCGGCCGCGAGACGGTCGACGACTTCACGGGGCGCGTCGAGGTCACGACCTACGACAACCACGTTGCGCCGGTGGCGCGGGCCTACCAGGGCCACATGCGCGCCACGTCGCCCGTGCGTCAGACGACCATCGACGCGGTGCAGGCGTTCTGGTCCGACCCCGACGAGGGGCTCGGCGACGTGGACGCGTGGGTCGCGGTGGGCTCGTCGGCCGCGCTGCGCCACGGGTGGGCGGCGTGCCTGATCGACCGCCCCGAGGGTGAGCGGCCGGCGACCACGCCTGGCACGGTGGGCCGGTGGCTCGACCCGCGCGAGGTGGCCGATTGGGAGCTTGACGAGCGCGGGCGGTTCGCGTGGGTGAAGCTGATTTCAAGGCGCGAGACGCGCGACCCGGTGGCGGGCACGGAGACGGAGACCGAGACGGTCACGATCTGGACCGCCGCGCATTGGCGCCGCTTCGACCTGCGCGAGGTCAACGAGCAGTGGGTCATCGAGGGCGACACCGGCGAGGTGCCGCACACGCTCGGCCGCGTGCCGGTGGCGTTGTTGCGGTGGGTGCCGACGTCGCGTCCGCGCGACCTGCTCGCGCCCTCGGTGCTCTCCGGGAGCGTGGCGGCGGCGCTGGAGCTGTTCAACGTCCGCAGTGAGCTGCGCGCCATCGAGCGCGATTGCGTGTTCCCCATCCTCACGGTGCAGACCGATGACCCGACGAGCGTCGAGGGCTCGAAGGTGGGCACGCGCTCGGGGATGACGTACCCGACCAACGCGTCAGGCCCCGCGTTCATCGCGCCCGACGCCGCGGTCACGGTGCACTACGGCGCGCGCACCGAGGAGCTCACCACGCGGATCTACGAGGCCGCGTACCAGGAGCGTCCCTCCGCGCAGACCCAGGCGCCGGAGTCGGGCGTGTCGCGCGGCTACCGCTACCGGCAGATGAGCGGGCTCCTCGTCGTGGCCGCGGAGCAACACGAGGCCTTCGAGCGCGACGTCGTGTCGATCCTCGCGTCGTGGGATGGCGCCGACGCCTCAGCGTGGCAGGCCGCGACGACGATCAACTACCCCAGGCGGTTCGACCCGCAGGCGCCCGAGGAGCTCGCCGACACGGGCATGGCCGTGCTCAAGGAGCGCGCGCAGCTCGTGCCCGAGATGGCCGCGCAGGCCCGTCGCATGATTGCGATGGCGCTGTTCCCGCGGCTGGCGCCCGAGGACGCGCGGCGGCTGGAGAACGAGCTCGCGGCGCTCGCCGCCCGTGAGCGCGCGGCGTTCGCACAGAGCCAAGCGCAGCAGACTTCCGACGCCGCGATCACTGCGGCGGTGAACGACCTCCCGGCACCCGCGCCGGGGGAGTTCGTGCCTTCCCTCGCGGGGCCAACGGCCGGGGACACGACCCCGGCGGGAGCGTGATTCGTGGATGAGCAGCAGCAGCAGGCGCCCGAGGCGTCGCCCGCACCCGAGAAGACCCTGACGCAGAGCGAGGTCAACGCGATCCTCGCGCGCGAGACGCGCAAGCTCCGTGCGACCTTCGAGCCCGCGGTGGCCGAGGCCGAGTCGCTCAAGGCGCGGCTCGCGGAGATCGAGGCCGACCGCGCACGCGCCGAGGAGGCCAAGCTCTCGGCGACGCAGCGCGCGGATCTGGAGCGCAAGCGCGAGCGCGAGGCGTTTGAGAAGCGCATCGGGGAGCTCGACACGCTGAGCAAGACCGAGCGCCAGAAGCGCCATGCGCTGCTGATCCGCGCCGAGGCGTCGGGCCGCATGAACGCGGTGGCGTCCAAGCTTTTCAACCCCGCGCTCGCCACCGCGGCGATGCGGGAGGTCACGGACCGCCTGCGCGTCGAGGTCGACGAGCAAGGCAACGAGCACGTGGTGGCGGTGATGGGCTCCGAGCAAGACCGCGAGCCGCTGACGACCGCGTGGGAGAAGATCGAGCGGGACCACCTGGCCCCGTTCTTCAAGGCCGCGGGCGGCGCCGGTGCAGCCCACGGCGGTGGCGGGAGCGCGGGTGGTCGGTCCGCGTTTGCCGGGATGTCTCCGACCGAGAAGATCGCGGCGTCCCTCAAGGGTCGCTGAGCGGCGGCGGGCCATGTCTCCCGCCCCGAAGAACCAGGAGCACACGTCATGGCCCTCTCTCTCGTCGAACTGCTGAAGCTCTCCAACAACCCGCTGATCCAGGGCGTGATCGAGAACATCGTCACGTCTGATCAGCTCGTGGCGAACCTGCCGCTGGTGCCGGTCCGCGGGAAGTCCTTCGACTTCAACCGCGAGAAGGCGCTCCCCGCGGTGTCGAAGCCCTCGCCCGGCGCGACGATCAGCGTGACCGACGCGCTCACGTTCTCGCGCGTGTCGGCGTACTGCCGCTCGCTCGTCGTCGACCAGGCCATCAACACCCTCGACGCCGCGCAGACCTCGATGGCGAACGCGAAGGCGATCGCGATCTCGAAGGCGTCGAAGTCGATCGGCCGCACGTACGGCGACGACATCATCACCGGCAACGCGAACTGGACCGTGACCGTCGCCGAGCTCGGTTCGTCCGGCGCGTCCGGCGCGACCATCGTGGTGGGCCCCGGCCACGATCCCGCGCTCGGCCCCGGCCTCATCAAGTACACGCACTCGGGCACGACCGTGCAGTACAAGGCCCCGGGCGATTCGGAGTACGGCACCGCGGTGACCTACGCGACGGCGGTGAAGGTCTACTCCTCGAACGAGGACAAGTGGGTCACGGTCACCCTCGCCGGCACGCTCTCGGCGAACGGCACCACGGTGTTCACGTTCGCGCCGACCTCGAGCACGACCGAGGTGGACGGCCTGCTGCGGCTCATCACCAGCGGGCAGACCGTGAGCTCCTCGGGCACCAACGGCGACGCCATCGCGCTCGCCACGCTCGACCAGCTCGCCGACCTCGTGAAGGTGGGCCGGGGCAAGGCCTACGTCATGAACAGCCGCACGCGCCGCAGCGTGATGGCGCTCCTGCGCGCCCTCGGCGGCGTGACCATGATGGAGGTCTCTCAGAACTACATCCCGGCGCTGCGCGAGACCGTGGTGGTGCCGAGCTACAACGGCATCCCGATCTTCGTGTCGGACTACTGCCCGCTCAACCGCGCCAAGGGCTCCCTGAGCACCGGCGCGGTGGTCTTCTGCGCGTCGCTCGACGCGGACGAGGGCGTGCACGGCTTCTACTCCGACAGCGCGATGGGCGACGAGCTCGCCCACGAGCTGATCGCGTCGGAGAACGGCGTCACGGTGCTGAACCTGGGCACCGACTCGACCACCGACAGCCAGAAGGTGCGCGTCAAGGCCTACATGGGCCTTGCCGTGCGCTCCGACCTGGCCATCGCGATGGCCGACGAGATCACCAACTGACCTGGCCCGCACCCGCTGGAGTCCGCCATGCCCGTCTCCGAAGCCCGCAGCGACGCCGTCTTTCTGCTCCGTCTCGCGTATCCCGCGTTCACGGGGCACCTCGGCATGATCGCGCCGCACGGCGTGTCTTTCGTCGACGGGGTGGCGCAGAACGGCGTGACGGAGAAGGCCGCGACGCGGCTCATCGGGTGCATCGGTCCTACGCTCTCCATCGTCGGCCCGTGGGAGGTCCCGGTTGACCCCGTGCCTCCCGCGGCGCCGGCGCCCCCCGTCAAGCCCATCAAGCCCCTGCGGAGCCGCTGATGGTGTGGGCGACCACCACCACGGTCGACGCCCGCTCCGTCGCTGCGCGCGGCGCGCTGTCGGCCTTCTCGGCTGCAGCCGTCGCGCGTGGCGATGCCGCGGTCACGGATTACGACGACTTCATCACCGCCGCCCACGGGCAGGTGGTCGAGGTCCTTGCGCAGCGCGGGATCACCGAGGCGTCGGTGTCGAGCACGGCCGGTGTGACGCGCGCGGAGACGGACCTCGTGCTCGCGCTGCTCTTCGAGAGCGTGCAACAGATCGCCCGCGAGGGCACGGGCGACCAGTTCGCGCAGCAGGCGGCGTTCTTCCGCGACTCCTTCGAGCGCGAGATCGCACGCGCGCAGCCTATCGACGACGTGCGCGGCACCGGCCGCGGGTTCGGGTGGGGCCGTGGCTGACCTCTCGGCGATTCCCGCGAAGATCCAGGCGCTCGCCGTTGCGGCGGTGTCCACGCTCAAGGGCGTGCAGGCGCACGCCGACATCACCGACCCGGAGTTTCCCGGCGCGCTCTTCCACCGCGGCGTGTCGGTGGGGATCGTGGCCACGGACTACCGCACGGGCGAGACGGGCATCAACCGCGCGATGACGCCCCGCTACAAGCTGATCCGCGTCGCGCTGCGCGTGGGCTACCTGTTCGGCCGCGACGCGCTCTCGGTGAGCGCCACGGCGCGCGGGAGCTTCGACGGCGCGAGCATCGACGCGGCCTCCGACCTCGACACGATCGAGGCGGCGGTGACGCAGGCGACCTCGTGGTCGGGCACGACCCCGGCCATCGTGAGCGTGCGTCGCTCGGGGCCGACGTCGTGCGACCGGATCGCGGAGCTGAACAGGGCGCTGGCGACGGTGTTCTTCGACGTGGAGGTGAGCATCACATGAGCATCAACGTCCGCAGCAACGTCAGCGCGCTGCGCCTCATGGAGCTGCAGCTCCGTGGCGTGGTCGAGAAGATGGGCGAGACGTGGGCGATCGCCTTCGACGGCCCCGCCACGGCCCGTCGTCCCTACCCCACACTGCGCCCGCGCAAGGGTCCTGCGGGCAAGCAGCCGACCAACGCGGAGGTGTTGCAGTACCTCGAGGCGAGCGGGCGCACGCTCACGAAGCTCGATGCGGCCTTCAAGGCGCGGGCGCTCTCGTACGTGCTGGCGCGCTTCCGCGGCAAGGCCATCCCGCAGCCGCAGAACGTGATGTTCGCGCTGGCGCCGTTCGTCAAAGAGACCTTCCTCGCGCGCGCCCTGCACTCGGGCGCGGACATCGAGGGGGAGATCCCGGCGAACAGCGCGGAGTGGACGGAGCGCAAGCGCAAGCTCGGGCTGTCGACGAACAAGATGAAGGCCTCGGGCCAGTTGGCCTCGTGGCTCAAGGATTCGCGGTTCCGCGTGGTGCGGGTGAAGTGAGGGCGAGATGACCTGGGAGAACGTCAACAAGCGCAACGGCATCGTGCGGTTCGGTCGTGAGGCGACCTTCGGCACGGCGTCGAGCAACATGAAGGCCCTGCTCAACCGCGCCGACCCGCCGTGGCCGCTCGCGGGCAAGACGCAGAAGATGATCGCGCGTCAGGACAGCCTGACCTCGCGCCGCGCGTACCAGACGCCGGTGAAGGGGATGAAGAGCGGGAGCCCGGTGGCCATCGCGGTCGACGTGAAGCCGCCCCCGGGACGGCTCAACGCGTCGGCCACGCCGGTGGCGTTCAGCCACGCCGACGCGCTCTCGCACCAGCTCCTGTGGCGCGCGGCGATGGGCGGCGAGCTCACGCCCGCGGCCGGGTCCGCGGTGGTGAGCGTGTCGAGCGCAGACGTGACGGTGACCACGGGGCACGGCACCCGCTTCGCC